AAGAACTAAATTTTCCCCCCGCGCCCAAGATTCCCCCCATCACTTTTTGTTTGTTCCCCTCCTTCAGATAATGAACTCTCATCCTTTTGCGGTCTTCCTGTTCCTTGGTTACTTGAAGATGTATTTGACCCCATGATAATAGGAGTCAATTTATCAACAAAACCCATTGCCTTGGCCTCTTCTAAATGTTTTTGAAAAACTCGTGGTTCCATTCCAAGTGCAGCGGAAATCTTCTGGGGAAGACAGATTCCAAAATTAAGAAGTTCTTTTAGTGGATCAAGTCTTTCTTTTCTATTTGTAAAAAATGAAGTCCCTTCCAATACCACCTTAAATTTAAATTTTTTAGTTATCATTCCTAATTGATAATTTAAGAAATTATTGAACATTGGATACATTGCTTCACACATCTGTTCGTCTACGTTAAGCGAAAGTTGCGTCTCCAACAAGTTGGGTTTAATGTCGGATGAAAAAATTAAATTTGTGTTAACCCCAGAAGATGCAAGCGTTGTTTGAAGATTCTGTTTCAAGACGTCTTCTCCCACTTCAAAGGATATACCCTTAACATTCTGGAGGGGTGAACTTGCGATTTTGATAGCATCGCCCACGGCCTGCTTCATCAACACAAGAAATTTTGCTAAAAGGTCTGGACTAATTGAAAGCGAATCTTTTAATGTTGTTTTTTGGTCACGGTTTAGCAATGCTACTTCACCAAAAACTATTCGAGAACATGCTGAGATTGCTTTATTTTTTTGGAGTAATCTCATCAGCGGAGCCAATAATAGGTCTGAGTACAAACCGACAAAAAACGGCAATCTAACAGCCGTCTCGCTTGAAAGTTTAAAACACATCCCTATCTGGGGAGGCAAAGAAACCCATAAGGAAAACATGTTTTGACCACGCATATCAACAGGAAGATCGGGGATATATTTCTGCCCTCCTTTAGTAAATAATTCCACAAACTTTTCACGGAAAAACTCAGGGAAAAGATTGATATCAATTCCCGCGTTTAAAAAATACGAAAAATCAAAATCATAAAGTAACCCGTAATCAAAACGAGATGTTATTTTACATCTACTGTTGTCCATTTCTTGCAAAATATATTTATCTCCATCCATCCTTGTTACAAAAAAGAACGCCTCATTTCTTAACATCTGTTTTACGGCTGTGCTAAATTCTTGCTTAACATTAAATTTATCAAAGAAATCCCAAACTCTATCTAAATCTTTTTGATAAGCGGGAGTTTTATAGTCTTTTTCGTCGGCGTTAGAACAAGATATTGTATAATCAAATGCGAGCAAATTGCCCAAATAATTTAGTAATCTCTTATAGGGCATACTCGTCAATTCTAGATTTTGGCCTAGGCTAATTAGTTGACTTTCACTTTGCTTAGGACTTTGAAGATATTTATCTAAATCTGCTTGCGTACTTGCCATTGGATTGTATGAAATATCTTTCATTCTGGAGTTTAAAAGATCAGGAGTAAAGACGTTCCCGTATATTCCCCTTTCAAGTTCTCTAGCAAATCTTATCATATCCCAAACTTGTTCCTCACTAACAAGAATTTCGTCTTTATTTTCTATGTCCTCAATTTCATCTGTCATTTATTATCCTTTTGTCCTCCTTTCAAATTTTTTATAAGAAGGACGTTGCCTTCATCAAAGTTTCCCATTCGTCTTCATCCTGTCTTTCTAATTTTATAGTTGGATCAAAATATTTATCTACAATATAATTCAAATAACTAACTGAACTAAATCTATCTTTATGAGAACCAGGTGTTTCTGTCAATCTTATTTTTCCACCTCGATGCTCTAAATTTAAGTTTAAACATTCCCCGATTAGTAAATTTACCTGGACGTAAGGATTTAATAAAAAGGCTTTTAATTCACTATCGTCCGATAATAACTCTTTATGGTTTTTCAAAAGAAATTCTTCCGCCTCTGCATCCCCAATAAGAAAATCCCACATTTTCTTTTGCAAACTACCTCTAAAGGCAATAGCAATATCAGAATTTAAATCAAGCGAGGCATTTATCGGAAAGATCACATGTTTTGGATCAGCCCCAAGAGTTCTTTTAATCAAATCTTCTTTTATCGTTTGAGAAATATCTAATTCAAAATCTTCCACAATTGTAAATGGAGGATATTCAATTCCTCTTTCTTCATCTGGTGTTACCTGAGTAAGAGGGTCATATACACCAATCCCCAAACCACCCACGTCCATGTCAAGAAAATCACAATCTAAATCGTAAAATACCTGCTTCACACGTTTTGCTTGAAATACTTGATTAGCCCCCTTAAAACTTTCACCATAGACTAATTGCCGATTATATCCTTTCCCCATCATAGGAATCATTCTAGCAACCCAAATAGAAGTTATATCATTTTTTTTATTTGCGCGAGCTGCTATATCTATAGAAAGTAAACGAAATTCCCCATCTGTTTTAGGAGTATTATATGGATTCTTTTTAGCAAGATGCTGATAATCGTTCGCTGAGATATAAGTTTCGGGATACTGAGGATAATACGCTCTTTTCATCTTTCTGGGAAAGAATGACATACGATAAAAGCTCTTTCCACTTTGACCTGAAGGAACGTTAAGATATTCTAGTTGATTCGTAATTTCATCATTATCTTGCATTTCATTTCGAAGCATTTGTTTAGTTTTGATTCCGTGGCGTAAACAAATAAGATAATCAAGAGCCATAAAATTAGCAGTTTCATCTCCTGCTAACATTCTTTTAATTGTTGTTTTAACATAATTAAACCACGATTCCGATTTGTATCCCGCGCTTGTAATATAAGAAATACGTCCTTCTTCTTCATAAAGAGAATTATCTGTAAATTCGGGAAGTTGTCTATAAGGCGGGTTGCGCGTTTCTAAAAACGGAATTATAACAGACTCTATAATTTCACGAGGTACAAGACGACTCTCTTCAATCAAAACCATATTAGCGCGACCCCCTCTTGCGCTATCTTGACTTGGAACAACACGAATACTACTTCCATTAAAAAATGAAGCAAAATTCCCATTTGCATTACACACAATACTATCTAATTCTCGATTTATTATAGGATGAGTATCTCTAAGAGATTGTAATTTATCCGAAAGAAGTTCGGATGCTTGTTTCATAGTTTTTGCACATATCTTAATCTTTTCACCAGGATAAAGAGTAGCTAATGTTAAAGACCATACAGCCACAATCCATGTTTTAGAACTTGCTCGACTTGCGACTATATATGCTAGATTACTTCGTTGAAAAAGCCAAATCAACATATATTGAAAAGGAAAGAGTTTAATTTGAAAATATGTCTCAATAAAACGGTGAGGATTTCTTCTAAAAAATGTTACCCATCTTTTAATTCTTTCACGTCTCTCAAAAGTTATTTCCTCTCGAATCGTCATATCTCTACGTTGTTTAAAAACATTTTGAGTTTCGTTTTTTGTTCCCTGAAAAAAAGAGGGTTTAATCTCTGACATCTATTCCTCCTTTTTTATTTCTTTTTCCTTTACAACAGGAACATCATCTTCTATCCCCATATCACTAATATCAAAAGAATCGTCTTCATCATCCCCTTCTTTTTCGGTTTCTACATTGAAATCTCTACTCCCCATTACAAAATTCTTTAATGGGCGAGTCACGTACTTCTCAAAATAAAATCCAATATTATCAAAGTCTTTAAAAAGTTCCTTGTCAGCAAAATATTCAGCCGGTTCGGTTTCTTCAATCATTTTAATAAACGCCGAGAAAGATTCTAAATTTTTCCCTTGCCCAGCCGCATTAGCCTTACTAGGATCAATAGCAGCAGTTTTTAAAAGTTCTTGCAATTGCTTTACAAGATTTTCCGTAGAATCACCAGCAAGTCTAGCTCTTCTAATTTCTAATTGTTTCCAGCAAATCTCTTTCAATAAAGTTTTTTCAGCCTTTGTATCTGACCGATGTGTAGCCATCCAACTTGCCATTTCCTCTTCTAAAAAAATATAATCTTCATTTATTAATCCAATACCCCACTCTTTTTCTAATTCTTTTAGACCTAAATTCGTTCCGTATAAAGAATCATCTTTAACTACTATAAGAGGACTAGTCAATTCATGAAATGTTAAATCCTTATTTTCTGTCTTACTAGCAAACAATATTCGTAAATAAAAACCAAGTAAAGAATCTATTTCTTTACCAGCATTTTTCAATTCTTCCATTTTTTCTCGCCCTTTTACTATTACTTGTTCATCATATATAATATTTAAACGTCTACAAATTCGTAAAAATGCCTTTTCCATGTTTTGTTCTTCTAACATATATTTATCTAATATTTCTCGACAACATATCTTACAAACACTCATTCTTCCATTAGCATCTAATTCAATATCTGTTGCCTTGAAATAATCATCCGCTTTTTTCGGTAACTGGCATTTTCTGCAACGAAACAATTCTATAATCGTTTTTCTTTTCAGGCTTTTTGACATATATTTTACTCTCCTTAAACACAAAACTTCCCCTTAAATATTGATAAAACGGGAATTTTATGAATACATTCAAAGCCAACTAGAGGGATCGAACCTCTCTTTTCAGCACCAACTACGATTAGATACTTACAAGGTATCCTCGGCTAAATTGGCATACTATTGATAAAATAGTCCTTTTATCAATATTTTACTTTCTATACTTCTCGGTCATCTATTAACCTCCTGTTAATAACCGAGAAGAAATTCCCCCGAAG